AATTATAATCTGATATCATTTTTTGAATTGTTAACATATTAAATTCCTTCTTTCTAAATATATTTTTATAAAATTAAAAGACCATGATTACTCACGATCTTCTTTATCTGAATTAAATATTTCTAATTTATCTTTTATAATGTTTGGTAGTTCAACTCCACACTCTGCTAAATTCTCACATATTGAACCAGCTTCTTTATATATAAATAATCCTAATGTTGCATAGCTTATTAAAAAATTTAATCCTAATAAAATATCTAGCCCCATAACAAATACTAATGCTATAAATTCAGCTATCCATCTTATAATTCCATCTCTCATTATTCTGCTTTTATAACTATTTTTATTTTTCCAAGTTTTTAATAACCCTGTTCCAAAGTCTGTTCCTTTAGATAGTAAATAAAATAAAAATAATCCCAATACTCCAGTTGGTAATAAACTTAATAAACCTTCTTCAAACATTTTTCTTCCTCTTTTCTACAATCACTTGAAATTTTAAATATAAAAAAAGAACCTTTAGGCTCCTAATTTTTTCAATGAATATATTTGATATTTTCTCACAAGATATTATTGTGAACTATTTCACCCTATGTAAGAGAATAAGCTACCCCTTGACAATAGGTTCTACTTAATGACTTATTCTCTTATTAAACTTATTTTATTCTTTCTTTTATCTTTTCTTCTAACCTTGAAACTAAATTATTAGTTTCACTATCTAACACAACAAAACTCTCTTTATTATTACTAGATACTATAGCTCCTAATTCATCTACTTCTCTTGTAGTATAAGCTATTCTATTCCCTACATTATCTTTTATTACTGCAAATCCAGTTAATATCTTTATAGTTTTACTCATCTTTTTCATGCTCCTTTAATAATAAATTTTCTAATTCAAATGTTAATTCTTTCATTAAATCTTCTTCGTCAATTTCTATTTCATTTTCAAAACTAAATATGTCAATTTCATCACCTTGTGTTTCTATATCTGGCAGATCTAATCTATTAATTTCATATCCTTTCCTTTTTGCTTTTAATTCCCAGCTAAATTCTGTGTTTTGTTCACCTTTAACTATGAAATATGTTTTATATCTTTCTATAGATGTTATTTTCCCATTATAAATTTGAGTGAAAACATGATATTGAGCATCTGTATTCACACATTCCAAGAACACATCATCAATATCAACATAACAAACACCCTCTTCATTTATCTGACCAAAGCCAATATCACCAAAGTAGTATTCAGCTGTTTCATAAGCATTTATAAGTCTTGCTCCATAGCTTTTAGTTTCTTGTAAACAGTTCTTACTTCCTTGAACACTTAATGATTTAGCAACAATGTTTGCATTATGAAAAGTATAACCATTGAAGTTATAATTGCCCCAGCTAATTAAATTATCCCCTGTACCTGGATGGGAATCTTCTGTAACTAGAAATCTTGCATTAAAACTTTCTCCTGATTTATATCCAAGAACAGCTCCATTGTCCCCATACATACCTAATAAATTAGATACTGTACCAGTTCCATTATTCCAAGATATTGCACCATCTATATCAGCATAGAAGTTTGTGCCTGAGTATAATTTAAGCCCTTTATTTACATACATAGGTGAGTTTACATTAATACCCTTTTTATATGTTTTACTTCCTAGGGTTGTATCCTTACTCCAAAAATCCATAAAGTTATATCTACCATCACTTGATGACCACCCATTGTTTAGGTTTTCTTTGTTAATGTGGTTAAAACTTATATATTCCCCTTGTTTGGCTAGGTTTAAGTCAACCCCATTTACATTCTTATCGCTGGTGAAAGAGGTAGTTTCCATTCTCAATAACTGTTCATTGTTATGAGCAGATTGGAAGGTTAATCCTCCATAGTCTAATGAAACATACATGTTCCCTCTTTGGCTTTTCACAGTGCCTGTAATATCCAAATTACCATTACTATCCCCACTTAATACAGTCTTTCCTGCGTTGTTTTTAACAGTTAAAGCACCATTATTGATTGTGACTCCTGAAGCATCAATAACAGTTGAACCATTGTAAACTTCATCAGGGTGAGGTGACCAAGGCTGTTTAACATCACCTTCATTTATCATCAATTGTGTAAACCAAACATATCCATCACTACCTGAACAATCCATATATAGACATAATATAATATTGTCAGAATCTGTTGGAGCAGTGAACACACCCTCCATCTTATTCCAGTTAGCTATATTCTTTCCAGCAGATGCTAAATTAGTAGAAACAACATTTAGAAGATGCTCACCTTTATTTGCATTTCTTACTGTAATTCTTATAGTTTTCCCTCTGTGTGATGCAGATAGAGCAGAAACAGTGTATTTTTGACCCCTCTTTATTTTTATAGTTTGAGATACACCATATCTTTCTGTTAAATTTGTACCTCTAATTACAACAGCATTTGTATCAGGTAATATATACTGATTACTATCTGTCCAATATGTTATACTTTTTGAAGTTCCATCAGTATCTATATTATCAGTATTCCAACCATTTAAACCCTTTTTAAAGGCAGAATTTTTAACTAAGTTATAGCCCCCACTTGATTCAAACCTTGCTGTAATGTTGTTAGCTGTTTGAGTTAATGAAGATTTTGTTGCATAAGTGCTTTCAACATCAGCTTTTTTTGCATAGGTGCTTGAAACAGTATTTGTGATACTATCCTTTGCAACCTGAATTGCTGAATTCATCTGTGCTGTAGTTGAATAACTCTTTAACTTTTCAGTTGTTGTTGCATTTGCTGAATTGATGGCTTCAGTTTTCTTTGTATCTGCATAAGATTTTGATGTGTTAACAGCTTCTGTCTTAGCTGTATTAACTTTTGATGTAACATTTGTTTTAGTTTCATATGTTTGTGAAACTCCTAAATTAATGCTGTCTTTAGCAATATTGATTGCAGAATCAGTTTCAGATTTAGTATAAGTTTCAGATTTCTTATATACATCAACTATATTAGCCTTTTTATCTATAGCTAAATCAACATCTTCAGGGGCTGGTGTCCAAGAACTTGCTTTTGTACCCTTTTCAGCTAAAAGTTCTTTTAAATAAATAGTTCCCCCAGTTATATAATCAGTTCTAAAATTTATATTCCATTTAGAATTTTTCAAATGGTCTGCTGTAATAGTAATGGTATAATTTATTTTTATTTCTTGAGTAGGTTTTGAATAATCTAAAGGTATATTATAACTATTAAAAGCTCCTGAATTCCATCCAGTAACATCCCCACTTCCCTGAATTCTTATAACTCTAGCAGTGTTGTTGTTAGTTAGGTTTTCACATTTAAACCTAAATGAAACAGTTAATCTATCTCCAACACTTAATGTTTTTGTATTAATAACATGTCTAAATACACAATAATTTGTTGCTCCACTAAATCCTGAAGCAGACTTCCAAGAATCTGATGTTCCTATGGCTAAGTTTCTTCCTCCAATTTGAACATTGTTTACAGCAGTTGAAATCTTATTTTCAACATTTGATTTAGTTTCATAAGTGTTTTTAACACCAAGCTCAATACTATCTTTAGCTACTTTTATTGCAGAATCAGTTTGAGCCTTTGTGTAAGTTTCTGACTTAGTATAAACATCTGTTGAATTGGCTTTTTTGTTGATAGCTGTATTTAATTCAGTTTTAGCAGAATTTACTTTATTAGTTGCATCAGTTGAAGCTGTTGAAATTGCTTCTGCCTTTTTAGTATCAGCATAAGATTTTGATGTTGCAACAGCAGAATTAACAGCTTCTGTCTTAGCTGTATTAACTTTTGATGTAACATTTGTTTTAGTTTCATAAGTTTGTGAAACTCCTAAGTTAATACTATCTTTAGCAATATTGATTGCAGAATCAGTTTGTGACTTAGTATATACTTCTGATTTACTGTACACATCTGTTTTTTCAGCTTTTGTCCCAATTACTGAATCAATATCTTCAGGGGCTAATGTAAAGTCTGTAGCTTTGCTTCCTTTTTCAAGTTTTAATTTAGATACATATATTAATCCATTGGCACTTATACTTAATAATAATGCTCCTGCTTTATAAGAATCTTTAGTAACTTTTGATGTTACTGAAAATTTAGTCCAAGTATTTTTTTGTATATTAGCATACTTAAACACACATAAGTCTTCAAAGCTAGCAGAACTATTATAATAATTTCTAAATGCAAATTCATTTGAACTCCCTGTTAAATTAATAGAACTATCCACATACACCCAACCAGACAATGTAATATAGTCATTTGCTTTAAGTGATAACCTAGAAAGGTCTATTGTTTGTGATCCTTGATACCTTGCATTACCATTTGCAAAATTATTTCTTGTAATTTTAAAAGAATTACACCCTTCTACTTTTTTATTAGTATCTAATACAACATTTGACCAATGATTTGTATTTCCTAAATTACCTGTCGCATTTAAAAGTGTATTTCTTCCACCTATTTCAATAGAATCAATTTTACCAATTAACTCATTTTTCATAGTAGTTAATTCAGTTGAGTTAACTTTTAATGTTATTTGATTTTTTAACTGCTCAATACTTGATCCTTGTGTAGATACTTTAGAGTTTAATCCATCTATTAAATTAGTATGACTACTAACTGTACTCTTAGTTCCTTCAAGATCTCTTTGAATACTATTAACTTTAGTATCAACACTTGTAATATTACCTGTTAATTCATTTATCTTTGTTGTATGTGTTCCTATTGTACTATTAATAGAATCAACTTTAGAAACAGTTCTATTATAATCATCTTTAAGTAAAATAGTTTTCCCATCTTTAACTATTTGAGTATTATTAATAGCTGTATTTATTTGCCCTTGCATTACATTTATAGTAGTGCTATTACTTTCTGTTATTTGCTTTACAGTTTCAATTGAACTATCAACATCTTCTGGAGCAGCATTCCATACAGGGTTAGGATTTTCTCCTTTTTCAATTTTATATTTATTAGTTTTTTCAATAGATATTCTAATATACTTTATGCCTAATGGTATCTTATATTTAAATGTTATACTTTCTGTTAAAACTCTAGTTCCTATTTTATTTTTATTTTTATCAAAACAAACTATCCTATGATATCCATTTGTAGAAAATTTACATACTGTATATATTTCTCCCTCATTTACTTCTATGTAATCACTAGTCCTATAACTTGAAGCGTTAACAAAACTAGTATCATTGTAATATCCATCTACTGTATTACTTTCTATAAACAAATTTCTAGTTTCTTTACTATCTACATTAGATTTAAGAGAATTAAAAGCTACTTCTAAGCTTTGTCCTACAAAATCTATTGCCACTTTACTAGCTTTAATTAACTGTGTATTAGTATCTTTGTTAAGACCAGTAATAAGAGAACTATAGTTTATTTGCTTTTCTCCTATAGCATCTGTAGCAACCATATTCCCTTTTATTAGATTATCAGCTATAGCCTTTTCCTTAATTCCAGTATGGTCTATAAGTGTTGTAGTACCATCTTCTCCACGCAAAATAAAGTTAAAATTCCCTTTTGCATCTTGTCCCATCTGAATTCTAACTTTATTATTTTTATCTTTAAATTGTTGAGTAGCTCCTACAATTTCAATTCCACCATTATCACTTACTATTCTAAATTTATTAGTAGAAATATTACCAGCATTAATTTTAGAAACATCTAAATTAGCTATCATGGCATTAGTAATAAATCCATTTGCTATTGTTAACTTATCACTTGTTATTCCTCCAGCTTGAATATTTTCACTTGATAAGTTCCCATTTACAAGTGTTTTTATATTTGCTAGTTCAGAGTTAATTATATTAATATTACCAACAACTGCATTTAATTCTGTTATATCTGCTTTATTTATTAATGCATTATTAATTTTCACATCATTTGCTATTAAATTTTGTATATTAGCATTAATTGCGTTTAAATCTGATATATGAGCAACATCAATTATAGCTTCTTCAATTTTCGCAGTTTTAACTTCTAATATTTGAGTTCTAATAGATACTGCTTCTACATCTTTAATGTTAGCTTTTTCTATTAATGCTTCTTTAATTATTGCTTGTTCTATTACAGCTCTATTAACTTTGTTTGTAGTACTCCCAGAGCTTGAAAAATTATTTTTATTTTTACTTTCTCCCTTTGCTCCTATTTCAGAAGTAAGTCCACCAGTATAACTAATCTTTTGACTTAATATAGGTATCTTTCTTATAACATTTTTTATATCTGTTACAGTTACAATATCGTAAGGATCTAAAGATAAATCTCCTTGCCATTTCATAGAATAACCTAAATAAGATAATCCATTTAACTTATTATATAAATCATTTAATATAGTTTCAGTTACCCAAGGATTTTCAAATCCCAACTCCATAGAATTAGTTCCAGTTGAGCCTTTATATAAAATATTATTTTCATCTATTTGGCAAGAAATTTTACCTATTTTATATTTCACTTCTTCTCTCTTATAATCAAAATAATTATTGCCATCTATAGATTTTTTAATTTCACTTAAACTTTTAATAGTAAACTTACCATCTCTAGTTATAACAGCATTACCACCACAAATACTTGCTACATACGAAAGAACTTCTCTACAAGTAAAGCCTTCCAACTTACTCACTGTGTAATTTGGAAGGCTTCCTATAAATTCTATTCCTGTTATTTTAGATAGCTCATTAACTACTTGTTTTAATGTTGGCTTATCTCCTAAACTAGAGAAATAAGGAGTTTCAAATTTTATCATGTTATCATAGGCTGTAAATTTAGTTGTATAATCAGTTTTTTCAATATCATCTATATTGAATATACCCATTAATATATATTCAATTTTAGCGGCTATTTTTAAACCTATTTCAACTTTAATTTGGCTTGTACTATAAATAATATCTCCTCTATTTAAAAGTGTTAAATCTAAACTTTGAGATATTGTATTTCCTATTGCAAAACCTTCTTGTGGTTGAGTATACTCTAAAGTTAAGTTAACTAAATCCTCATTAGTATAAATATTATTTCCTATTGTAATTTTACATTCAAATGACCTGGAAGGTTTATTTATTTCTAATTTATAATCTGCTGTTGTATTTTGCATTTTAACCCTCCTTATTTTTTATTAATCATTTATCATAAAATCTATTGTCATAAGTTCAAATGGAGAAATATTATAATCAGAATTTAATAAATCATCTAACTGGATCATGTGTATATCTATTTCATTTTCTATAGCTAACAACTCTTTTATATCTCTATTATAATCTTCAATGTGTTCTTCTTTTAAAGGTATAATACCATTTTCATTGACATTTAATTTTCCTTTTTCATCTTTTTCCCCATATTTATTAATTAACTTAGCCTTTTCCTTATTGTAAGCTTCAAGCTCTACATTTATTTTATTAATATTCTTTGTAATTGCATAAGCTACTTTAACTGGTAATTTAGCATTACTTAATTCTCCTAATGTATTAATTGTGTTTACTATTCTTTCATTGCTTAAAGTTAATTTCATAATTATTTTCCTGCCTTTCTTATCTTTGTTACTTCTTCTGTAGATTCAGACTTTAATAATTCATCTTCCAATTTATAAACTTGTTCCTCAAATGATGTGATATCAGCTCTAACCTCAACTTTATTAGAATTATACAATTCTTGATTGGTTATAGTTTTATTTACATTTGCACCTACTCCACCATCACTACTTATAGTTGCACTCATCCATGCAACTTGTACTCCATTAACTAAACTTGACCCATTTAAAGTTATATTTTTATCTACTTTTAACATTATTAATCATCCTTTCTATTTCTCTATAAAATTCATTTTTAAGCCACTCCACTTAACTTGTTTAGTTTTTGTATCATAAACATATGCAGGAGCTGTTCTATCTCCTACATACATTGTTTTAGTTACTGTTCCTTGTTGAGGATCTGGAAAAGTAACTGTAAAAAAAACACTACTTACTGCTATAAGTAATGTTGATATTTCTCTTTGTGTTAATGGTGACCATTCTAAAGCTATTTTTCTTTTAACTCCTATTCTATCTCTAATCATTTCACCATTTGCATTACGATTTGATTCTCCATCTAAATCACTAATTGTAACTTCAAATGATTTAGGAGTAGCAATCGCTACTCCATTAATACTAAGCATATTACCACTCCTTATTTATACTGGAATTAATGTAATTCCACCTTGTCTTTGCATTTTTCTTAATTGGTTTAAAGCAACTTTTCCTATAATTGAGCCATCTATTTGTAGAATTAAATCTCCACTCATTGAATTATCATTGCTATTTCCTCCACTCACTGGCATTCTATCTGCTACTTTAGCTGCTAAATCAGTTATCCATCCTGTGTTGTTCTCTAAAGGCATTACTGCTTCCTTACCAGCTTCCCCTACCATAGCTATAGTAGGAGCATCAACTATACCACCTTTTGCAAGTTTAGGTATTGTAGGAATATTAATTCCCATTCCACCAAACCCAGGTATCCAATTTGGCAATTTAATTTTATTTAATCCTCTAATCATTGCATTTATTGCATCTATAATAGCATTTAATGGTTTCTTAGCAATATTAGTTAATCCATCAAATATACCTCTAAATATATTTTGTACTCCCTGCCAAGCTTTTTGCCAATTTCCAGTAAACACTCCTACGATAAAATCTATTAATCCACCAAACATAATTTTTAAACTTTCTAAAATAGGCTTGATATAATTACCTACATTTCTAAATGCCTGTATAAACTCATTTCCTAACCAATTTATAACTGGTTTTAAGCAATTATTCCATATTACAATAAGTATTTCACCTATTTTCTCTATTGTAGGCTTCCATACTTGCCATATTTCATTAAGTCCATCAATTATCTTTTTAAGACATTCACCTAAAAATTTAACTACTGGAGCTATGCAATTAGTCCACAATGACATTGTTACTTTTACTATATTATCTACTACAGTACACCAAGCATCCCATAACAAAAATAATATAGGTTTAAGTACTGTAACTAAAAAGTCACCAACTAATTTTAATGCTCCCATAATTGCCTTAAAATATGGTGTTAATGCACTTACTAAAGCATTCCATCCATTAATTAAGGCATTTCTAAAACTATCACTGGTTTGCCATAGATATAAAAAAGCTGTTGTAACAACTGCTACTGCTCCTGCTATTAATGCTGCTGGAGTTGTTAATGCTAATCCAGCCAACCCTAAAGCTGTTGGTATTAATTCAATCCAGCCAATTACACTTGCTATTGCTCCAGTAATTGCACCCCAATTTCCTGCAATAAAAAATGCTATTATTCCAGAAACTAATCCCCCTATAATGGATAATATAATTTCTTTATGCTTTTTTATGAAATTTGAAATATTTTTAAAAATATTTCTTACTTTATCAGCAAATACTTCAACTTTACTTAGTAATCCATCAGTAGCTTTCTCTTGTTGAGAAAAATCCCAATCATCCATTCCAATATTACCAATTCCAGAACTATCACCAGATCCACTATCACTATCTGAACCAGTTGAGCTAATAGTATTTATTTCATCAATTCCCATTAACCCCTTTATTTCTTTAGCTGCTTTTTTGGCTGCACTTCCAACTCCACTAGTTGAATTGCTTAAATTATCCATTGCATTAGTTGCACTTGATACATCAGAAGCTACAGCTCCTATACCTGAACTTGAATCACTCTTTACACCAAATAATCGTTTCATAAATGCACTAAATACATTAGCCAGTTGAACTAATTTCCCCATAATTGTATTTATCACTTTTATTACTGGAGTTACTGCTGCAATAAATCCTTGTCCTAAACTTGCCCTCAAACTATCAAATTGTAATTTTAATATTCTTACTTGATTGGCCCATGAATCACTTGTTCTAGCAAAATCTCCCTGTGCTAAAGATAATTGTTGTTGAACAAAAGCGTATCTTAATGCAACCTTTTCTTGTTCTGTCATTTTAGCTGTAGTTTTTCCATAACCATTTGCTAATGCATATTGATCTAATGCAGTTTGTGTCATTACTACTCCTAAATCTTTTAATGATTCAGTTTCGCCTGTAAATACTGATTTTAATTTAGTATAAGCTTCTCCTTGTGTAATATTATAAAACGAAGCTACATCTCCAGCTAATCCAGTAAGTGTTGTTGACATTGCATAAGCTTCACTTTCTACAAACCCGAAGGCTTTTGCCATTGCTCCAAATGTTCCAGTGTATTGTTTAGCCATTGTTTCACTTAAACCAAATTGAAAAACTGCATTTTGAGCAAAATTATTTACTTGCTCATTCATTTTACTAAAAGTAACATCTACTACATTTTGTACTTCTGCTAAATCACTTCCTAAATCAAGGCATGCTGATGTAAATTCAGTTATTTTTTTTATTGCAAATGCTCCAGCTAATATCTTCCCAGCTTTACTTGCTATATTAGTTATTCCTCTCATTTGCCTATCAAATTGATTTTGATTAACAACTAAATCTAAACCAATTTGTCCTACACTTTCTGTTGACATATCTCACCCCCTTAATGAAAAACTAAAACACCTAGAATAAACTAGGTGCTTACTTACTATTGGCCATTGAGATGAACATATTTTTAAATGCATTCATTGCATCTTCATAACTTTCTTTGTCAACATTCTTAGATTGTCTTCTTTTCCAATCACTTTGTATTCTTTTTTGATCTTTAGTAAATCTTTTTATTACTTCTTTATCCTTTTCGGCTCTAATTGAAATAATTTGCCCTAATGGTGTATCTGGCATAAGTCCACTAAGTAAAGTTGCAAATTCACTCCATGTCATATCCTGTTCATTTCTCAACCTTATTCCATATTGCTTTGCAAAACTTGCTTCTATTAAATCATAATCCTCTAATAAATCATACCAAGATTCTTGCTTATCTTTAGCTGGGTGTATTAAAATTCTTTTCTACTTCTTCATAACTTTGGTCAGAAACTCCAGCCATAATACCTATAAATAAAACTTTATAATCTGCAAATGACAATTCCATACTTTCAATTTCTTGAAAAGCATTTTGTCCTAATGCTAATTTAACAACCTTATCCATCGCTGCTAATTCATTTTTATTATTTTGCATTTCTTGATTAATTAATAACATAGTATTTTTGCTATTATTAATTTTATATTCCTTTCCTTCTGCAATTTTTATTACTGGTTTATCATTACTTAATTTCTTTGAAATATCTATCATACTCATTTTTTATTCCTCCGTACTAATTGTTGGCTTACCATTTGAAAGCACTTCAAACTCTAATACTCCGACATTTGTTGCGTCCCCAGAACCTACATTTGTAACATTAACTATACAATCAAATGATACTTTTGTTCCATCTGGAAATATCCATTCAAATTTACTCTCTAAATCTTGTGCATTTTTAAATAATAATCCTGCTACATAATCATTCCCATCATCTCCAACACACCTTTTACCACTTAATGAAATAGAAAATCCTTTTCCAGTTGACATTCTTCTAGTCCAACCTTCTTGGTCTAAAGCCGACCATTCTTCGATATTGTTATCCATAGATAATGAAAATGTTTCTAAATCTTTAATAGTTTTCATATCTGTTGGTTGAGTACTAGTAGCACCCTTTATACCTATTTTAAATTTATTTTGGTGTACTGGATAAACTCCACTTTCTACTTTAGACATTATCCCTCATTCCTTTCATAATAAAATTCTATATCTATAACTCTTTCATATATTCCTTTTTCATCTGTTCCTACATCTATAGGCTCATTTGTATTTAACTTAATCATTTTTATTCTATGATTATTAATAACTACACTATTTTGCTTTAATATCTCTTCAAATAATCTATATGAGAACTCTTCTGTTTCCCTTGCATTTAAATTCCAATGTATAAGTACAGTAATTGCTTTTACTTCATAAGAAGAGTTTTCACTACCTCCTAGAGTTATTCTAGGAGGTATAATATTTTTACCTTGATATACTCCAATTGATTTATTATTCTTATTATCAAGCTTTCCTATATAATAGTTATCTGCTTTATTTTCAAGAGTTTTTAACCAATTTCTTATATCTGCTAAACCTAACATCAAACCCCTCCTAATCTTTTATAAAACTCTTTAAAAGTCTTTTTGCAGAAGTCTTTTTTATTTCCATCAATCCACTCTTCATACCATTTACCTTTTGCATTTTTATTTTCACTAGTATTGAAATTGTATTCTGGATGATAATAAAGCCTTCTTGCATAAGGAGTTGATGATACTAACGTACAAATCCCTTTAGAACTATTACTATAATCAACAAAGGTACTTTCATTTTGTAAAGTACCTCCTTGATAAATAACTCTAGTTTTTGTTTTGCCTTTATACTCTCTGCCATTCTTAGCAAATTGCCCTCTAACACCATACTCTTTATATTTTTCTTTCTTTATTTCTCCAAATGGAATTACCTGTGCTTGTACTACTTCTGTATGTAAAGCTTCTGCAGTCATTTCTAAAGCTTGTATTTGTGCTCGTGTTAACTGTTTAATTCTTTGTTGATTAATTATTACAGTACTTGTCGCTCTTGCCATAACTTAAACCAACTCCAACTTAGTATAATTAACTGTTCCATCTGGATTACGTGCTTTTTCACCTTTGTATATATTTCTTTTACCCTCAAAGACTTTTACTTCTCCATCAGATATAACAGAAATACCAGGAGCAATATCTCCTGGTATCAAGACAGTTCCTTCTATTTTAATAAGTTTCTGTTCTGCTGTTAAAACCATTTTAGCCTTATCTTGATAATTACATTTAGTATCAATTTCAATAGCTTTTAAAGGCTCACCATCTTCACTTATTCCTTCTTGAAAAATAATAACTTTAATTGGAGTTTTACAAAACTTTTTAGGTACTAAACATGGATATTTCATAATTAAAACCTCCTAAAACTTAATGAACATAATCCTGTTTGTTTTAATGTTTCATGTAACTCTGTTGGTATTGCAACACCTTTTATTAATTGAACATTCCAACTACCACCAAAGTTCATTGATACTCCATTAATGCTATAACTAGATAATACATTTTCAATAAGTTCTGCATTTTCATACTCAAACTCTGCTAATTCACAAGTTACTTCTTTAATAATATCCTTTTGAAAATCTGTTAATTTTTCAAACCCTAAACCCTTAATCCTATTAAAAGTTAATGTATCAATATGCCTACTTGCTTTTCTTAATGATTTATCTATGTCACTATCATCTATTTCATTACCTTTAAAGATACCTGTATAATATGCTTTGTCTACATATGACATATACTCACATCCTTAAATTAAAAGAAGGATACTATTGAGCACCCTTCTTTAATTCCTTATTTTCTTCTTTTAATTTTTTATTTTCCTTTTCTAACTTTAAAGCCTTTTCCTCTAAAGTTTTATACTTTTCATATGAAACTGATTTACCAGCTCCATACTCTATTATGTTTCCTACATCATCTGTTATGTCATAACCTTGTGCTTGATACATGGCTTTTTGAGTTTCATCTATTGTATAAACCTTATTTCCTTTTGTTGCCTTCATATATTATTCCTCCTATTTATTCAGCTTCTGCATTAATAGCAATACCACAAGCTTTATTTTTTATTAAGAATGTATCACCATACTCTCTAGTTTGATATACATACTTATCTGCTGTTCTTGAATCTGTACCTGGAGTAAATAACTTCATATATGCATATTTACTTCTAGTTACTTGGCATGATGGATGAATAAGTATCATGTATATTTGTTTTGCATCTCCTGCCGGAACACATCCATTTGTAAAATCATACTTAGTTTTCATTCTTCCAGATGGAACTTTAGTTATTTCTACATCATCTAAAGAGTAAACTCTTCTATCAATTTTCCCATTATTTGAATTAACATCAATATTTCTTGTTAATCCCTCCGCTTTCTTAAGCATCTTATGAATTGACGGAATAACATAAAGTATTCTTCCTTCACTTGGAACTCCTGCATCATCCATTTTCTCCATTTGATCATCAAACCAATCTAAAATATTAGCTGTAGTTAATGTTGTTGTAGTGTCTACTACTGCTCCATTCGCTTCATAAGTCTTAGCTTCTGAATATAACTTAGAGTATCTATAAGAATCTCTTTCCGGAATAGCTTGCTCTGTTTCAAATGTATTTTGAACATTTGCTACTTCTATAACCAAGTTAGTTTCATCTATATCCATTGGATCTAAAGGGAATTCTATATCTCTATCATGCGCTAATTTCTTTGGTTCCCATTCATTAGATATACTCCCTGTATTAAATCCCATATTACTTCTGTTGTGGTCTTTATATCCACTAACTGTGATATTAGGTAATTTAATAGTTTGAGCATTAATAAATTTAACTTGTGGATTAGATTGTTCTAATGCATAAGATGTTAACTCCTTTGCATATTTTTGTTGTAATGCTTGTTCAAATTGTTCAGCGTAACTGTATACTGCCATAATTTCATCTCCATTTCTTATTTTTAATTAATTATTTAATTCCAAATGCTCTTGCTATTGCATCATTTGGATTTACTTTTTGTTTTGTATTATTAGCACCAATTATAAAACCATTTTTGTTTTGCTCTTGCTTTTGTTGTTCCCCTTTAAAAGAAGGATATTTTTCTAATACCTTATCAATAGCCTGTTCCATGGTTAAATCATCATTAAGCATAGACTTAGCTAATATAACTACATCATCTACAGAAGTTGATGCAACTCCTTTAGATAAACAAGTTACTTTTGTTTCAGCTAATAAAGCTCTTTCTTCAGCTGCAACTCTTGCCTTTTCAGCATTAGTTAAAGCTTCATTTTTCTTTTCTTCTTCTGTTTTTTGACTTTCTTGCCATTGCTTAAAAGCCTCTAACTCCTCTTTAGATGGTTGGTCTTTCTTTGCTCTAGCAACTCTTTCCTTTACTATTTTGTCTAACTCCTCTTGAGTAAAAGTTTTAGCTTCTTCTCCTTTTCCTTCTCCAGCTTCTGGATCACCTTCATTGCCTGCTGAATTTCCTTCTCCACCAGTACCAGTTCCTCCATCTACTTGAAGTAACCTTCTCATTCCTATTCTTTTTCTTAAATTACAACTTGTTATAAACATAACTTCCCTCCATTTATAGTCTGTAGACTGTTATTTCCTTACGCAGTTTTAAGCCTTAAGCAAGTTTTGGGCATAATAAAAAGCCTTAGTTTCCTAAGACTTAATTATTTTTTTCAATTTTATAATTTTCCCACTTCTTATAAGCATCTACATACATTTCTTTTTTATCTCCATTGTATGTGCACTCATAATACATTCCATCAAATAAAGTAGTACTAAGTAGTGCTTTATTATTTTGCAGTGTTTTACAACTCCATACCATAAATACATTGTCTGTTGTAATTTGCTTTTTATCTGTTTTATCTAAATGTCTATTGGTATAATCACATACCTCTTGTTTGCACCATTCTAAAAATTCTTTTTCATTCATTACTTATTTACCTCCAATTCTATATTTTCTATTTCAGCTCTTTCTTTTAAATATTGAGCATACATTTCCATTGCTTTTAATTGACCATTCAATAAATAATAACTACAAAATGGTTTAAATGTTAAAGTACCCGCCTTATATTTCTTAAGCATATTTCTTAATCCATTTATTCTTATTTTTAATTGTAAATACTCTGCTCTAAACCTTTCTTTATAATCTGCACTCCCCATCATCTCAATGGTATCTTTTAATTCCATATTTTCAATCCCTCCTTAATTTTAAGCATAATAAAAGCACCTACTTATGTAAGTGCTAATTATCTTTTCTTTTTCCAAATTTCTTTTTTATTCTTATACTTCATCTTGTTTTCATTATCAAAACTTCTATTTTCAAGATTAGTGTATTTTTTAACTTGTCTTTCTATATAATTTTTCCATTGTTGCTCATTGTATAGTCTTATATTTTCTTCTTGTTGCTCTTTAGTAGTTCTTTTAGGTTTAGAAGTTATTTCCTCAAAATATGTTGTATGACTATCTCTACAATTAGGGTGATATAATCCTTTTTCTATAGCCGAACTAAGTAATGGATATGGTCCATCTTTAGAACTTCCACCACTCCATACATCATCAATATATATTTTACCTTGATGTGGTGTACATTTAGGGCAACCTCCACCTCTACTTATCACTATAACTGTACTTATTCCCCACTCTTTTCTCTTATCTCCTTCCCCTTGAAGGTAAGCTCTTTTATTTGCTGTTCTAATAGCCATATCAACATAACTTACAACATTAACTCTAGCACCATTTTTATATTCTATACAATTAATACCGTTGGCCATAAAATCTCTACTTGCCATATCAATAGCTTTTTCTATGGTTCCAGCACCAGTATTAGCATATACTTGAGCATTAAATATTATTTTTCTATATTGATCATTGGCCATTCTTAACATTGCTAATTGTGCATTCTTAAAATCTTTCTTAGTAGCTTTAATTAATGCATTAAGTTTTCTATCATTTATTCTGAAAAACTTAGCATTTAAAGTAATATTCTTTTTCTTTCTTTTTTTGAATATATAACCTTCTCTTAATGCTGATAATATTTCAATTTCTTGTTGCATATTGCCCTGTTTATAGGCTTTTTCTAATACTTCCTCTATCTGTTCATTAATAGTTGAAAAATATCCTTTGAATTTCTTTATATTATTACTTCTATACTTTTCTAATGCCTTAAGTTGCTCTGCTTGCCACATACTCCATTCAAAACCTTCTGTTTTTTCCCAATCAGTATGTCTTTTAATATTTCCAAGCATAGAGTTTATTAATTCTTCTTCTATCTTTTGAAACGCTACAACTATATCATAATCTTTATCCATTGCTATATACCTTATAGCCTTGCTCTTTATATTTCCTTATTTCTTCTTTTAATTTAGTTTTTGAAGGTAATATATCTCTTTTCATTTCAATGATATTATGTTTCTCTACTGCATATATACCTAACTTTACATGTTCCTTTGCAATATCAAATAATCCTTTAAGCTTCTTCTTGTCCATCTGGTATACTCTGTTGTTTATTATTACTTTCTTCATCTAAATCTCCTCCTACAAAAGGTTCCTCCATAGTAATAATTCCATTTTGCTCTTTTATTCTTTTAACTTCTTCTTCTTTCCATTTATCATCTTTACTATCACCCCACATTTCCTCAACCTTTGCTTCTATAGACATTGGTGTATTTGGATTAGATAGTGTTTCAACAACTGCTTCAAATGAAGGTGATGCATATTCTCCAAAACTTATTTCTACTTCTAAATCATTAATACTTTGGTTTAAAGAAGAATCATAAGCCTTAAATATTACATCAACTAATCTAGGTAACATTTCAGTTAATGCATCTATAATAGCTTGTCTTGAATAAAGGGTTGTCTTTTCTTTTTCTCTTTGAGCTTCTGCATTATCTAACTTTTTATTATCAATTCCTAATGTTGATGGAGAAATTAATCCTTGTAAACATAGATCTAAAGCTGTAACGTAAGTTTGAAGATAAGATTCTGTTGGTATACCTGGTTGTTCAGTAATGATTTTACTATCTGCATTTTCCTTCATACTCTTATCTGTTTGAATAAACCTATTATCAAAGTAGTTAGGCTTCATTATTTCTCCAGTCTTAATATCTCTAGGCAATAAATCATCTGGTATATATGTTTTTGCTCTTCCTGCTCTTAATGCATCTATCCATTGACTCCAAGTTTCATCTAAACTATCAAAGTTATCTGTTTTACCATCAAATATACTTTGTCCTCTACCTTCCCACTTTTCTGATTCATATATCATAAATGGAACTGCCATATTAAAACTCTTATCAAAAGTTACATCTGCTAAATCACTTGTTTGTGGAATAGTATTCAATGATACTTCGTTATTATTTATGAATAGTTTATATGTTATATATCCATAACCGTAAGTTTCTTTTAAGTTATACACTCTTGTTTTATGTTTATAAGCAGTATTAAATATAATTTCTTTCATACGCCCTCTTTCATATACCATTTCAATATCATCACCATCATAAAACTCTATAATAGGATATTTAGATATATTGGAATCAAATGATATCTTAAAAACACCATCACCAGCTACTAAAACTTTCTTTGTTGATTTATCTAATAATTTATAAAATTTATTTTCCTTAACTATAGCTTCCCATGTTTCATTTAAACTTCTATCTTCAAAAGATATATCATTTAAATCTGTTAATGTAATATCAGCTAATTTATTAACTATTATTTTAGGTAGTCCAGTATGTATTTTTCTTATTTCCATACCTACTGTTGGAACACTCCCCCAAAATGAGAAATTATTGTTTTGCAACTGCTTATATAATTGCTCTAATTCATAACTATCGCCCCTGTACCAAATCTTATTTTTAAATACATTTGTTTCATAGTTCATACTTTCTTGTATATTAAAATTAGTTGTTTGAGCTTCTTGTATTCTTAAAAAGCTTCTCATAAAATTCCTCACTTTCTCTGTTATCTTCATTTTTCACCTCTATTCACTCCATATAACGTTTTTTATTATTCAATAACATTTTATACCTTTTAATCAAAACTAGCCTTAATTTTGATTGTAAAGCCATATATCATATATAATTTTATTTCTACTCATAAATTTATTTTTAAGCTTTTTCTTTAATTTTAAAAACTGCGTAGAATAATGAAAAAACGCAGTTTTATTTTAATGTCGCTATTTTACTTGCTTTTATAAAAGTATAAATATTACTTTTCACATTTTACGCAGTTTTATTATGATAAAACACGCATTTTTATGGAAAATAAGCTATTTTTCTTTTTTAAATATCATAAATTATTTGAAATTCCTATGCGATTTTTATAAGGCAACCAACTATATTGAGTACTGTTAACCATATGGTCATTTGCATCTTCTGGAGTATTATCTTTACCCTCCATCCAGCTATATGTTTCTAATTCAGATATATAATTTACACAATGGTTTAAAATCTTATATTGATTATGAGCAAACCAACCTAATTGAAGGATAATTCTATCTATAATCATTGTTTTTTTCCATGCATTATTAAAGTTATATACTGTACCATTTAATCTTTTATATTTAGCAAACTCTGTTATAGTAGCCTGGTCTGCTGAATCTATAAATACATCTTTAGCAAATCCCCATTCTTTTCTATTTCTCTCTAAGAAATCTATAAAGTTCTTTACTGTATCACTTGGAGCTATAGGTATATCTAAATTAGCATTATTATATACCCTTTCATCTAGTACAAAGCAATTACCTTTATTAGTAATACCAATAAAACTCATTGATATTGTATCAGGACTATTACTTGAATAAGCTGTATCTAATCCAGCACTAAATATTTCAAACCATTCTGTTTGTTGTCTATTACTTCTATCTCTAATAAACTTTTTAGCATACTCTTTACTAACAACATGATTCTTTCTTTCAAAGTTGCTAAATATAATTCCTGTTGCTCTTCCTCTTAAGCCTAATATTTTATTCTTATAAAGCTTAGTACCTTTTGGAGCACTTAACTTTTTCTTTTCAATATCTTTTTCACTTAAAGATGCATTATCATAAAAAGAAAAGAACCAGTATGTCCAGTTTGGTTTCTCCTCACTGTTCAACTGCTCCATTATTTCTCTTGGTACATCATCTTTATATTTTTCTAATGGTCTAGCACAATTTATAAACTCTTTATAGATTGGTAAGTTTGGATCATCTGGATTAAGTGTCATCATTAAGTAATCATTTCTAGTACTTATTTCCCTAACAAACTCAACATTAGCTGTGTTAACCTCGTCTATAAGAACACATCCGAACTGTGAACCAAGTGCCATCTTCCATTTTTCTTTATTATCATAACCTAGAATATAAATTACTTTTTCACCATTTGGAGTGCTATATCTGATATGTGGTATCTTATCATCTTTATCACCATTACCGTTATACTTAACAAACCCCCCAAATACATCAGTAATTCCATATTCTTTCTGTATTATATTCTTTTCTGCTACCCCAGTAGTCTTAGCTGCTATAACATGTTGCTTCTTTTTAGACTTAGCAACTTGCAACATAAACTTTAGTATTCCTACTGTAGTTTTTCCTGCGGCAGTTGTTCCTTCTAAACACTCTACTGCTGCATTATGCTTTATAAAATCTTTATATTTTTTTGATAACTTATATTCATTTGACATATTTTCTCCAACTTTTTTCTTTAATAAATTCTATTTTTTATCAAATGTTTAGTTAAAGTAAACTTCCACCCTATTTTTATCCCTTACAAATGGCTTAAATTCATTAAATAAATTTATCAGCTCAAAATTTATTTCGCTAAATTATGTTTTTGCGAAATTTTACATTATTCACTTAATTGTTCTAATATAGAATCAAGCTTAGTATTTTTGTTCTTATCTGTGTTTTCTTCACCATTTATTTTAGATATATCTAACTTAAGTTTTTCTATTCTTAATTTTTGTTCTTCTGTTGCTAAATCCCAATTCTTATGTAATAATTCCTCATAATCCTTAACCATAGAATTAAGAGTTTTCATTGCACTTGATTGAGATTTAATAAACTTTTCTTGTTTATCCCAAGCAAATTGATACTCCCATTCTTCTGTAGATGAGTTTTCTCCATATGCTTCCTTAGTCTTTACCTTAGTGATGTCATCTTGATTCTTAACATACATTATCTTTTGAGATCTTATTATTGAAGAATAAAGTAATACTATATTATCCCATAACATATCTAGGTGTGTTACTCCATTCTCTAAAACACCTTTAATTATATTTTTCGTAGCAGCTGGAATATACTTAGCCAAAAAACCTTTATCTAAGAATTTTGAAGGATCACAATATTCTCCATGCTTAAGATTATTCAAATTACCCTTTGGTGCTCCATGACCCTTTGCATTAGAATTCCCTCTTGGTGCTCCTCCCTTTAACTTCTTACTCCATTCATCTTTATTTCTCCATGAATTAATAGTATTTACACTTTTATTTAATTTTTCAGCAATTTCCTTTGATGTCATTTTCCCTTTACTATTTCTGAATAACTTAAAAGCTTCATCTCTTAAGGGGTCTCTAACTGCCATTTCTTCACCTTCTTTCTGTGTACTATTTTTATATACCATTAAAACTTTGAAACTAATTGAAATTACAAGGATTATTTATAATCGGTTATTTGAACCTTATTTGTTTTTTGTATTAAAAATTTTTAAGATTTTAATTATCCATTCTAAAAACTTATTTAAAGCCTTTAAAATCAATACTTTGAACCACATTGCTCTTATCACTTCCTTATGCGAAATAACCCCTATAATTACACATACTATTTTTTTAGTGCATATATTAGTAGTAATTTTTATTTTTTCTTTCTTATATGCATCTGTTACTTTTTTTCGTATTAAGTACAAAAAATTATAATTTTGAATCTGCTATTCTTGATGCATCTTCTTTAATTTCATTATCCAATCCTAAGTAATGTTTTGTAGTTTCTATTGACTTATGTCCTAAACTTTTTCTAACAAACTCTAAATCTCTTTTTTCTTGCCATAACCTTTGAGCATATGTTTTTCTTAAACTATGTCCAGTAATATGTTTTAATCCTAATTCTTCTCCAACTTTTTTTAATATTGCACTATACGTTTTATGAGTTATAGGCTCCCCAGGGTACTTTTCACTTTCAAAAGCATATTCACTATTCTTTTTACCTTTAACATATTCTTTAATTTTCTTTCTAAGATTTGTTTGAATTATTGACTCTCTAGGAGCTGGTGGCTTTCTTTTTGAATTAGGATTATTAGCAATATGTGTCTTCCATGCATTATACTGTTTACTTTCTTGAATAATAAACTTATCTTCATCCAAAAACTCTTTTAATTCTCCATTTGTTAATCCTAAGTAGTCAACTAATCTATATCCAGTAGCAACGCCAATATAAAAAATCATTAAATTTCTTTCTGGACAATCTTTACTTATTTCTTCTAACTTATATTTAAATCTATTATAATCACGCTCTTGAATAGGAAGTGCTGGTACTTTCTTTTTTCTTTCAGTATCTTCAAGTATTATTTTCCTCTTTCTTCTAGCCATTACCTCACCTGCTTTATAGCTCCACCACGCCCACGTCTATAACATCTATTAGACATTAACTCTTCTATACTTACATTACCTATGTTTATTTTCTTAGATTTATTTTTTTGTGATAATCTTCTTTTGTGGTTTGCTTTTGTTCTTGCTGTAGCTTTTCTTTTTAATCTTTCTAAATTAATATAAACATCTGGCTGTGTCTCCTTTAAAATTTCTGATATTTCCATTTTCTTTACTCTCTCTTATTATTTAATTCTTGTTGATTTAAACTTTATATTTGTTTCTTCATATCCCTTTATTATTGCATCTGTATAATAAACTTCTTTAACTTTACCTATGCATTTGTCTAGTTCTTGCATTGTCATTTTATTCTTTATTACGTAATCCGAAATAACATTTATTAATCCTTGTTCTTTAATTTCTTGTTCCCTTAATTCTTGTTTAAATTTTTCCATGTTAAAATGCTCCTTTTTATAAAATAAAAAGAGCTACCAAATTACTGAGGGCACTGAAAAAGTGCCTTTTATTTTTGTCTAAATTACATGGTAAAAAATG